TCTACTTCTGCCGCGCCTTGACCAGCAACACTAAATGGGCCTAGGTTTCTATGTTGCGCAGTTTCAGCGATGTTGTCTTCCGAAAAGAAATCTTCAAACAGACTGATTCTGCCGTTACCTGATTGAGCCATTATGTTCACCTACTTGTTTAAGCTGTAGCTCTAAATTTCGTATGCGCTCCCTGTAGGGAGCCACTGCTAGAAAGATACTATCCCTGGGGACAGCGGCTAGGTTCTCTAGCCGCACGTCCGCAGGTTGTCCATTCAGATTATGTACCACCCACCCTTTAGGTATGGGGCCGTGAGCCTCAGACCAAACGGTGCGGCGGACATTCATTAGGTAGTAGGAAGCGTCGCGTCGGTCTCTATCTCAAAGAGCCAGTTCCCGGCGCTGCGCTCACCGTACGCGTACTCGTCGTAGAGGAATACGCTGGTGGAACCGCCGCCGATATGAGGCTCTCTGCGAGTCTCCGTGCGCGGGGAACGTCCTTGCACAAGAATCAATGCTTCCTGCGCGAAGATACCACCCTTACAAGCATTGCTGGTAATGGTGATGTTCCCGTCCTCGAATATCTCGCAGTTGTGGATGCGACCACGGAAGCCCTCTTGGAACACGCGGGCAGACAGGCCATCTGTGTACCCAGTCCCGGTTGGAGGGTTGCCACTGGAGATTGATGCGATTGCATCGTACAGGTCTTTGATTTGGAAGCCGTGAAGAACCGCACGGTAAGGTGGGTTTCCAGGCTCGTCAGCATCAGAGGAGATACGAGAGACAGCGGCGGCAATCATCCCCGTTGTCAGGGCCGAACCAGAAGAACCGATGGTCAGGGACGCGCCGTCGATGGCGGTCAGACCGTCTTCGTCCTTCTTCCTCTGAATAGCATTCTGCGCCAGGCCGCCTACCTTTGCGTAAGCGTTCTTGCTGATACGCGCCGCCACCCGGTCAGTGATAAGGGTATGAATCCCTACCACGGTGGGGGTGATGGTTAGCAAAGTATCAGACATTTGCTGTGGGTTATCGAGACGCGTGGTCTCACTGACTGTCTGAGCAGTCAACTGCGCCATGGAAATTTCGTTCCATGAAAGGCCCGTACCTTCGCCAAGAGTGATTTTGTCCACTAAGTTAGGGACAACACCCTCTTGCTCGCGAATCTGACGCGCCGACGCAATGACTGTGGGCAGGCTGTCAGCAAGTGACTGGGTAGTGGTATCGCCTGCAGCCATTAGCTGTTCTCCTTATACGCCCGCACTCATGCGGTCTAGGATTATTTTTGCTCGTTTATGGTCTTCTGAGGTAGGGGAATAATTGTCTGCCCCATACACCTCGTCAAGCCAGCGCTGGTCGGACATACCGCTGCCTCCCGCAGATGGGCCGGTGTCCAGTTCAAATGCGCCAGAATCAACTACTTCATTGCGACCATCTGCGCGACCAGTCGCGCGGTCATTGTCGCGTTCTACCCCGCGGATGACACGCTGAGCATCAGAGACAGCACGGGCTAATCCCGCGACATCTCGCCGTTGGTGAGCAGCAGTCCAGTCTTGCCGAACCTGCTCTAGCTCCGGCGCTGTGTGGATGTTAACGATTTCCGTGTCGTCGTCATTCTTAGAAGCGGCAACAAGGTCTTCGGATAACACCTCCCACTGTCGCTGATAGTCAATGTCAGCCTGGGATTGCGCCTGTTGCGCATTGAGCTTAGAGACCTCGTCGGGGAGTGCATCAGTCTCGCCTGTGCCTATCGCATTCATCAATGTGTCGAGACGCCTACTCAGCATCCGCACTTCGTTATTGGTGCTTAGCACAAGGTTGTCAGATTCGTCATTCCGAGGACGCCGTCCTTTGTTCCGTCCGTTCGCAGCCTTCAGGTCGCCTTCCAGCTTCTTAACCTGTTTGCTCAGTTGCGTGATTTCCGTACCAGCATCAGGCTGTTCTTGGACTTCTTTTTGCGGGGTGTCCTGCGCGTCAGCAGAAGTGGCCGCAATATCGTTGCTAGAAACCATAGTCTCTTATTCTCCTAGCATGTAAAATGATTATACATCACGGTTATTGTCCCGCGCCAACTGCCTGCGGGTTAGACTCCTGATAATCCACTACGCGCTCAATACGCTTCAGTCTTTCCACCTCCGCTTTAATAGTCATGGCTTCCTTCGGGTCAACGAATTGCCACCTGTTCAACGCTATACCTATTTCTTCTATCTCGCGCATATATAGCTTTCTATCATCCACTTCGCTTATGACCCCTTGAAGCTCGTACTCTTCTATAAGACGCTTCTTCATGGTTGTGGTGGTGGCGGCCATGTACCTCTCCCAGCCATCTTTTTCTTGGCCGACCAGAGTTTTTAGCACGTCCGTGTCCACCTTGAAGTAAGGCATGAGAGTTTCCATGTCTTTTATGTACAGCCGCTCCGTTGGTGTTGCGCGCGAAGTACGCTCATCTATCAATAGCTTCTGTTCGCTCGTGCTTAGCGCATTCCAGAACTCTTCTTGCGCGCGGAACAATGGCGTGGGGTCGGCGTGACGCTCAGCGATGCCGATGTCTGTAGCGGACATCTCTTCGGGGAATATCTGATGCTCTAGTCCTACCCATCCAGAATATAAGAGTTCGCCTTTCGTTCTCTCATCAGGCCAGATGCCGGACATGGTTGCAATCGCTTCGATGTATCCGCTGTATCCAGCCTTTCCCTTTATCACCTGCACAGCAGTAGGGAACTGTCCAGTCAAGGAGAGCAAGGCAGTATGGACTATGGCGCTATTCCTTCTCCTTTCTGTGCGCCATTTTCGAGGGTCTATCTCTCCTGTTTCCAGGCGATTATCACTAGCCCACTGCATCTTGTGCGATATTTCACGCGAAATATTTAGCTGCTTGTTAGCTAGCTTCGTAGCCTCCAGGCTCGCTCCTGCGCTAGTGATTGCATGGGCTTTAGCGTGTCTAGCTCGCTCATAGCCACCGTCACCAATGAGCCTATCTGTCACGGAACTAAAAACAGGGTAGTCATGGTCGCGTTGTTGTTTCCTGAACTCCATGTTCACTGCTTTCAAGTCAACGATAGCGGGGTCAAGCTCATTAAGGTATTCGCGTTGTTTCAGTGCCACCATGTCATCGGGCCAACTATCAGAGATAACGAATAGCTGACCTACTATATCCTGCACTTCTTGAGGCACTCTATCTGGGTCAAGTTGTCGCGCAACGTAGTCCGCGCCAGCTATGATGTCGCGCGTGACACCGCCGAACTTAATCATGTGGTCGATATACGGGGGCTCAAGCGGCACTAGCTTTGATATGGACTTAGCGGTATCAGAAGTATCAACATTGAACCTCTCACTCGCAGGCAGCCCTTCGGTGGCCGGGTCTACGATAGGCCGCTGGCGGAAGTTATCGTAGTTGTCAGCCAGTTCCGCGAGTAGTTCTCCTATCTGTGTCGGATATGGAACATTCTGCAGTTTAGGCATGGACGAGCCTTGTGACTCGAAAGGTGTCATCGCAGATAGCGGGTTCACTTGGTCGATGATGCCAGTCAGTAATGTGCCGATACCGCCCTCAACCCTGCCGTCTAGCTTCTCAAGCATGTACGTCGTACTGCCTGACAGGAAGGCCAACTCACGAGCGAAGGGTAGGATGTTGATGTAGTTCGGCTTATACGAACCGTCAGCCTGGCGTCTACCACCTGGCAACATAATGACCAGTCCGCCCAGCCGCTCTCTTAGAGGTATGTCATAGTAGTTGTTCTCTGGGTCTTTGAACTGACGGTTGTGCGCGTATATGCCAGCAGTGATGCCTGTGTATCCTGTTAACCCCATAGCTGCGCGCTTTCTTACGCCAGGATTCTTACTTGTTATAGCGCGAATAGGCATCAGTGCGCCCTGGAGACCAGCGTTCAAGTACAAGAATGCAGCATCTGCAAGGTGAACAGCAGTACCCCAGCGCGCATAGTCAACCATTCCTTCGCGCGCAAATGCTGCAGAAGCAGCAGGGGACATGCCACGGTTGATGCCTGATTCATACAGCGTACGTCTACTGGAGACTTCCAACGCTTGCGACAATGCGTTCAGTCCTTTGACAAAGCCGGGGATAGGGATAGGCAACTCTACCCTTCCTCCAGCTTTTAATCTCCTCGTCCCTGGAATGGGTATTCCTTGCAGGAAGCGTCGGTAGTCACGCGAGTCCCTGAGCACAAACGCGCCGCCAGGCTTGGTCACGCCGTACTTCTCTCCAACCGCTTTCAGGTTCCTTGGGTCATACGAACCCTTCTTGAGTTTCCCGCGCCCAAGCCCGACTCCTGCTAGTTGCACGTCACCAGTGAGCCCCAGCACTAGACCACGGTTCTCAGTCATCTCGACCAGTAGACGGTCTTCTTTGAAGATGTTCTTCATAGCGTGGCCTGTATTGATTACCATGTCCCAGGGCATGATGCCGTGCACAGCGCCCAATACCCACATCTCATGCAGCCAGTTGGCAGCCATGAATGCAGGATTATATGCTGTGAATGCTGCGCGGAACGGCGCTTGCGCTATCCGCAACACGCGCTCAAGCAATGACTGGTCAAAGTCCACCAAGTGCTTCAGGTTCTCTGCAGCCCAGGCAGGGACTTCATACATGACAGGCTTGCCATCCTCCCACACCTGTATGATTTCAGTGTCTTTAACCCTGCGCGTCATTCGACCTCGTATCTTGCGTGCGCCAGGACGTTCGACCATAGCCTTAACATCATCATCAAGAACGCGGTAGATAGCGCCTTCCGCTTGCGCAAGGGCTGATTCTCCTGCATACAGGTACTCTATGGAGCGGGCTGGGCCTTCTGCTCCCAGCACCTGTCCAGTCAAATCGATTACAATCGTGCCTCGTTTCCGTACCATAACCGCAGAAGCAGGGTCTTTCAAAAGAGCCATTATCATTGAGTCAGCCGCTTCATTGACTGCCATCAGATGCTCGTGACGCAGTATCGCGGAAAGCAACACATTCAACGGAGCGTCTTGCTGGTCATAGACATCCATGCTGATGTCAGCTAGGTGCCGGAGGCCGTTGTCACTATTGCCGACAACGCGGTTGTTGTTACTCGCTATATCGTCATATAGGTTGATGTTGATACCGAAGTTCTGACT